GCTGCAAATACTTGGATGTCTGCCACAAATGGACTTACACGTAGAAGTACTGCATCTAGTCTAAGATATAAAGAAAATGTCGTGGATATACGTACAATTCCAGATTTAGATCCTAGGAAATTACTTGATATACCAGTTCGAGCTTTTAAGTATAAAACAGATTATTTAGACGGAAATGATGATAGAGCAGGAGCTTTACTCCCAGGTTTTATTGCCGAAGAAGTTGCTCAAACTTATCCTATTGCGGCAGACTTAGTTGAAGGTCAAGTAGAGTCTTGGAATGATAGATACGTTGTTCCTGCGTTATTAGCTCTTGTCCAAGATCTAGAATCTAGAATTAAAACCTTGGAGAATAAATGAATAATTACGTAGTTGGTTTTAACAATGATGGAATTCTTATAACTGAGCAAGTGCAAGCGAGTGATCCAGATCAAGCAAAAGAAATAGCGCAACCGAAATACCCAGATTTACCAATAATTTTTGTAAAATGGTTAAAACCTTAGGGGGTTAAAATGGACAAAGAAACACAGTTAGATATCAATATAGTGATTGCTGCCATGAGAGAGCAAGTAGGTTTACTAGCTCTTGATAAAGCAATGTTAACAGCACGTATTGAAGATCTAGAAAAGCAACTCAAAGAAAAGGAATCGTAATTGTAAATGAATGCTACCGATTGGGCCGCTCTGGCCGTCTCAGTTACAACTTTATTGGGATCTTTGGCTATAGGGGTAAAACATTTAACAAAGCATTATTTATCTGAATTAAAGCCAAACGGTGGAAGTTCCATGAAAGATAAAGTTAATCAACTTGAAGTAAAAGTAGATTTTTTAACCGATTTAGTAAAAGAAGCATTGAGGAAATGAATGACAACTGTTGCCAAGAAAGCCACGCCTGCTGCAATTGCTGTTCTGCGCCAAGCGACGGCATTGTGGCCGAAGCGAAAGAAGCTGTCAGATGGATTATTGCCATCTGCGGCACATCTCAAGGCGAGTCCAACTTCGGACCACAACACTGGTCTAGCCGTTGATTTAACCCACGATCCTGAAAATGGAGTAGATTGCAGTGTCATTTTTGAAAAACTTAAAGAAGATGCAAGGGTTAACTATCTTATTTTCAACTCTAAAATATGGTCTAAAGCAAAATCTAAAATGGGCAATAGGCCTTATACTGGTTCTAATCCTCACAATAAGCACTTACATATTTCTATCAATGCTGATCAAGCTTCTGATACAAGTCCATGGTTTTGGTGGATAAATCAACCAAAAATTACTAATCAAATTGTTGCTAAGCTTCAAACAATTCCTAAAAAACAAGCTTATAATGATACTCCAAAATGTTCTTGTTGTCCAATTCATGGAAAGCAAGGAAAGGCAAAATAAATGGAAACACTTAAGCAAGTATCACTAACTTGGTTCAGAGCAGCTGCATCTGCAGCAATTGCTTTGTATCTTGCAGGAGAAACAAATATCAAAACGCTTGGAATGGCAGCTTTAGCTGGTTTTCTTGGACCAGTATTAAAGTGGTTAGATCCATCAGCGCCTGAATTCGGAAGATCTAAGTACTAATGACTACTCGGGGGCTTAAAACAGATCTTGAAGATCTTCTTAAAAAACCAGAAAGAAAATGTAATATTGCTGTTGCATTAGAATCTGTAAGCAAAGAAGAACGAGAAATTCTGCAAAAACTTCTAGATTCACCTGTATCACCAACTCGTCTTGCTGCTGTACTTAAATCTCATGGACATGCAGCAAGTCACTCGACCGTTTATAAACATCGAAATAAAGTTTGTATCTGTATAACATGACATTATCTGATGATCTTAAGGGCTTGGAACAGGAAGCTGATCCGACAATTGCAGAACTCCGTCAAGCGTTGGCAAGAACGCAAAAGCAATTGGCTAAAGCAAAAGAGCGTACCGATGAATTGGTGTCAGCAACAATTCAAGCATGTAAAGACGCTACCTTAGCTTTAGGTCCAATCCCTCCTATTGAAGATCCAAAAGTAGATAAAAGACGCCGTAGAGTTGAAGTTGCCTTATGGCATTTGACTGATTGGCAAGGTAGCAAAGTTACTCCTAGTTATAACTCTGAAATAATGAAAAAAAGAGTTATGGACTTTGTTACAAAAGCTGCAAAAATCACTGAAATCCAAAGACAAGATCATCCAGTCAATGATGTTGTTATATGTTTTGGCGGTGACATGGTTGAAGGATTGTTTAACTATCCTGCTCAATTATGGGAAATTGACTCAAGTTTATATGACCAATACATAACTGTTAGTCGTCTGATTGTAGACGTGATCCGTCAAGCCTTATCTGTATATGAAAAAGTTTCTGTTGTTGCAGAATGGGGAAACCACGGACGAATTGGATCTAAACGAGACAATGTTCCAAAATCCGATAACATAGATCGTATGTGCTATGAATTAGCGCGACAAATCCTTACATCTGATGCTGCAATTGCAAAAAGATTAAATTGGAATCCACTTCACGGCACTGAAGATATTCAGCAAATTGAAATCGGCAAATATAAAGCACTTTTAATGCATGGAGATGAAGTTGGTAGATCAGGTTTTGCATCTCCTTCTGCATGGCAAGCCGCAGGAAATCGCTGGAAAGCCGGAGCTTATGATTGGGACTTTCAAGACATTTATTTAGGTCACTATCATCGACATGCTCAAGAACCACTTTCTGATGGTTTAGGTTCTGTTTATTGGACAGGATCTACAGAATCAGATAATCGATATGCAAGAGATTCAATGGCAGCCTCAGGAGTGCCAAGTCAAAGACTTCATTTTATAGATCCAGACCGTGGTCGCGTTACTGCTGCATATCAAGTTTGGTTAGACTAATGCACAGATCTAAGATCTTACAAGATGCAGAATATTTAATAAATAACGACAGAGAAAAAGACTACGGACATCCTAAAATCAATCATGGACGGATAGCAGATCTTTGGTCAGTTGTTTTAGAACGCAAAATAGAACCTTATGAAGTTGCTTTATGCATGGCTTTGGTTAAAGTAAGTCGATTGGTCCAAACATCAGATCACGAAGACTCTTATGTGGACGCAGCGGCTTATCTTGCCATTGCCGGAGAACTAGCGACAGAGGAGGATAAATGACAACACTAATTGCGTATCAGAATGAAAACTTCTGTCTTATTGCAGCCGATAGTCAAACAACTGGATACGACCTTGCAGGTGATTGTTCTCCTATGGGCAAAATTGCTCAAAATGGAAAATATTTGGTTTCTGCAGCAGGTTTGGTACGTGGAATGAACATTATTCAGCATGCGTTCATACCACCAAATCCTCCAAAAACTAATCTTGATAAATTTATGATAAGAAGTTTTGTTCCGGCTTTGCGCAAATGTTTCATGGACTCAGGTTATGACATACGCACAGAAGGAATGTCGGCATCTCATGACAACGATTTTATTGTTGCTGCCAATGGAACTCTTTACTTCATAGACTCAGCTTATGGAGTAGAGCGTATTTCAGATTCCTTGTATTGCACAGGAACTGGAATGAAACTTGCTTTAGGAGCGGCTTACGCATTAGGCATTGCCGAATGCGAAGATTATGAAGAAGCAATGGGAATTCTAGAACATGCTGTCCAGACAGCAATTAAGTTTGATATAAATTCTGGTGGAAAGATCCAAATTGCTCTTCAAACAAAAGATGGAAAATCACATATTGCATATTTTGATTAACCAAATAAAAAAAACCCCCTCCTTGCGGAGGGGGCCATTTTTTTTATCTTAAACTAGAGCCATAACTCGTTCTGTCAATGACTGACCTTGATTCAATAAGAACTTTTCAGCACGAACTGAATCATCCTTGCTACGAGCTGTGTGAGCCCACTGATCAAACTCTGTGAAAGCATTAACTACGCCCCACGCAGTTCCTTTGATATTTTCTTGTGTTGGACCATTCCAGATGTTTAGCAAAGTATTGCGGCGATCTTGGACAGACTCAATTTGACGAGTTGTCATGTTGTCCTCATCAACTGGAAGAAGATCTTTGACGATTGTCCAGAAATCAGAGTTTGCCATAGGCTTTGCAAGAAGCTCTTCAGCGCGTAGTGAGAATTCTTCAGTTGCCTTAAGAGTGACATTGAGAGTTTGGCGAACATCTTCAATGCGAACATCCATGCGTGAAGTGTGACGGAATGAGATAGATGAAGTCTTTGTCCAACGTGTCATTCCGTTAGTGCAAACTAGACGAAGTTGCATCAATTCGAATCTAAATGAATCAGTTCCGTCATGAGTATTAGTTGCCATCAAGTAAGTATCGACTGGATCAATTCCACCGACGTTAAGAGTGTTTGGAAGCTTTGAAGCAAGGAAGATCTTACGTCCACCACGTAGTTCACCAGCAGAAACAAAAGTTGCTCCAGCTTCAAAAGTAACTGCATCAATCATCTGAACAATGTCTTGATTCTGAACGATTGAATATGTAGGTGAAGTAATTCCAAGAACAGAAGCAGATCCATCAGAGTTAATGCGAGTTGTTGCTGACTTGTTTTCTACTTCAACTTTTGAGCCATTAACATCTGCAAACAATGGAGCATGTTGGACAGTCCAATTTAGATTTGCATTAGTAAGAACTTCAGCAGCAGAGATCTGATCTTCATTTGTATTTACCCATGATGCTGCGTTGATCCATGGAGCCTTGCGACGTGCTGCGTTTGTAACTTGTACTGACATTTTTTTCTCCTAGCGGTTATCTGATGGACTCATCAGCAGTGTCATTTAACACTGGACACTCCTTGCGGAGTGTTTCGTCCTTAGCGGTATCCAGCACGACCTAATGCGCTGTAGACACTTGCAATTCTGTCGTGATGATTCACATAGTGTGGATCTGATGATTCATATTCAAACATTGAAAGTTGAAGCAAGCAATCAAGTTTTGCTAATTCTTCAGCGGTAAATGTAACTGTAAGTGTGGTTCCGATTGCGATTCCCATTTGAGACTCCTGGCGGTTAGATCAGCGTGGTTGCTGATGAGACCATCCTAAGCCATGGACAAGATCTTTGTACACTTCATTTTAAGACTATTTTGCCGGAAATCTAGCGGCCAGAATGGTCCAAGAACCGCGGACATACCAGTCCCAATCCATTTATATTCGGAATAGGGTCCATGGTCTCTGGATGGATCCTGGCCGCATTCTACATGTGACTAGAACATTTGTTCTGGTACCAGATCAAGATCTTAAAGATCTTTGTTTCAATGTGTACATATGTCCACCATTCACTATAGAATGGTTCCATGAGCAACCGCTCATACTAACCGCCAGGAGGCAACAAATGAGAACATACAACGATACAACAGTTACAGAAATTGCAATGTCCGATATCGATCGCACATATCGCGGAGATACTGGTTGCGCATGTGGTTGTGGTGGAAATTACTACGACATTGATGATGCACAAAATCAAGATGAAGTTAATCGTCGAGTTAAGTATGTATTGCGTGGAATTCGTGACGGCAAAGCTGAATTCTTTGGCAACGGTGTAGAAGTTGCAAATCCTTCATACACTCGAGTTACACGTCTTTATTTCAAAGATGGAATTGACTACGATCGTTTAGCAAGCGGAAATCTAAAGCGTACTCAAGAAGGTCCGCGTGTTATGGATAAGTTGACACGCGAACAAGTTGGTTTCATGAAGTCTACTGGTTTGCCAGAGTACTACATGATCCAAAAAATTGTTTTTCAGTATGCTGAAGGTAATATGTCAGAGTCAGAATATTCTGAATTCTATGCTTCATGGACATCATCAAATAAAGATCAAGCTGATGAACTTGTTTCTAAAATTTCTAGCATGATCTCACGTGAGTTGAAGGTGAGCGCATAATGAATATGTATACACGACAAATTGCTGAAATTCTTTCTATTACTCTTGAAGCTGCTAAAAAAGTTCAAGATTACATTGAGGAGAATTTTGATCTTGATTTTTCTGAATGCAGTAATCGTCAATTCAAGTCCACTGTCTTGCAAGCTGTAAAGGAAATGTCATGAATCTTGAGCTAACTCCACAAGAAGTCCGCATTCTTTATATCTCTCTTCAAGATTATATGGACGATTCTGGGAATTCTGAAGAAGATCTTGAAATTGCTGGTCGGATTTCATTTCTATTAAAAGAATCATTGACGAAGAAACCTAAGAAAATCCGTAGCGGTAAGTTAAAATGTGGCGTATGCACATCTGATGTCAAAATTTCTACTGGTATTTATGGTGGAATGCAACGTTGGGTTTGCTCTGATCCGACTTGTACTAATTCTGAAATTGCTCTAGATCTGGAGAATACTAATGACATGTAATCTATGCTATGGACGTGGATTTATTTACCATTCCTATCAAGAAGAATACGACATCGAAGTATGCGCGTGCATGCAGAATAAGGATCTTGTAAATGAAACTAACTAAGCGAGGCAAACGAGTTCGTGCTGTTTTAATTCTACTTGGTATTTATTTCTTTTACCAAGTCATAACTAATCTTTGGTACGTCGGTCCAAACTGGCCAACTGAAGATTTTATTGGATATTGCTGGGGATCTATGATGGAGTGTGTAGGAGAGTAATGCAAACTAACCGGCACCGCCAGGTAAACCGGTTAGTTGCGGCTGCATCCTACAATAAAAATATGAAAAGAACAATTCATATGTCCATTCATGAAACACCAGCAAATTGGCAAATGGTCACAACGGACAGTAGTACTATTTGCTAATGGAAACTGAAAATAGAAAGTCCCTTTCCACAGGGCAAGCTGCAAAGCTCATTGGTTGCAATTCAAAGACAGTACGTCGTTGGGTTGATTTAGGTAAATTAGAAGGTTTTAAGACACCTACTAATCTCCGCTATGTCTATCAAGATAAATTGCAAGAATGGATAGACAACAAACAAAAAGGTTAACACAATAGTTAGGAGGCTAACAATGAATGTGTTTATTTTTTGTGTCCTTATTGGTCGACAGAACGAGCAAATCTGAAGATCATGGTAATCGTTGCCGCCCTCTTGTTATCACAACCAAATGCTTACGCATATGATTACAAGACAGCAGCAGCAAGAGTTCCTAAAGATCAATTGGCTTATGCAAAATGCGTAAGTCATCATGAATCAAGAGGAAACTACAAAGCAGTAGGAGATGAGTCCTCAGCTAGAG